ATTCCTCAAGTGACATCCTTTGTGCCGCTTGCAGGACAACTCGGTGCTGAAATTGCAGCGATTGAAAAAGTTCCAGCCGACCTGGTAGAGGCGGCAGAAATTTTTGTCACCGACTTAAGTTTCTCAAGTGCAAAAGCCCAAGCTATTTTAGCTGCCGCTTTTCCGCTCGCGAATTCACTCGTTGGTGTTGTGCCCGAAGCGCTCGCTCTTGAGGCTGCCATTAAGTCATGATCCATAAAGTGAGTGACTTCACTTTAAAGTTTTTACACGAGAGCGGCGCATCGCATTGGGTGCCCGCTCTTGTTTTAGCGTGGCTTCACGGTTTGTCGATGCCGCAGCCTAAAATTTTACAAAAGAGAGATACTAAATGAACAAGATATTCTATTTACTGAGAGGCAATATCTAATGAGCTTCATGATTCCTGATTCAATTAAAGTTACTATCGATGGAAATTCTTCCCATAGCCCAAGACTTGCCGGAGACGTAGAGATTTTATTACTCGATGAAGTTCACGTCACTGACCGCGAGACTGTGGATTTTGCGTGTGTAGATGCGAGCGGGCGCAAGCATTGTGTTTCCATGACTCAAAACCTTTTAAGAAAACTTGGGAAAGTAGTTACCCCGAGCGAAGAAAAAGTATGACGACTACAACGCCGCCGCAGACTACAACGGGAGAAGAGATTGCAACGTCGATCGAAAACGTAACTTCGACTATCGCAACCCTTGCAGAGCCTACCTTGTGGACCGCTTTTTTGGGTTTCATGACCGCACTTCCTATGATCATGGGAGTTTTTAAAGCGATGATTGATCTATTCAAAAATAACGGAATTCAACAAACCATAGCGAAAGTTGGGGATGCGTGGACGCAAATCCAAAACGCTAAAACTGATGAGGATAAACAAAATGCGGCGTCTAATCTTGCCTCTGTTCTTTCTAAGCTTAAGTAATTGTGCTCACTTAAATCTGAACGTGTGTCTATCGGATGCACAAACTAAATTTAATTGCGGAAACGCGAAAGGCCAAAAGAGTACTTTGCTTTTCACTGCGTCTGCCGGTTACAAAGCGGTATCTCCCGTGGATGACGTAAACCTAGTTGACTATATTGAGAAAAGAAATACGGGGGCTACTCCGCCTAATTTTATTCTCTGTACCTCAAACGGACAAACGGGCTTTGCGTGCGTGCAAGAAATATGTAGCATCAATCAGAATCTTAACGGCGCAAATTGTGTAAAAGGAAACGGTTCTTTTTTAGCGTTTAGTGATTCTTTAAATTACGTTGCTCTTTCTTCTACCGACGAGGGTACGTTATTAAACAGCGGAAACATAGCGTTGGTGGATCAATGAAAGGCATTTATGCGCTTGTCTTTTTATTCTTTTCTTCGTACTCTCCGGTGCTTGCTTTCCCTCAAATGCAAGTCAGTGATATTTCGGGCGCATTGCCGAACGAGATCGTTTTTATCCGATCAGGGCTTGATCACGTAAATACGGTACTGCAATCGGATTGTTTTAAAAATGCAGTTCTTGCTTCAAATTTCACAGAAAATCAGAATCTCTCAGGCGCTCAAATCTATGCGTTACAAAATTCAAAAGTCACAACAGTAAAAGTCGTGATGTATACCGGATCGTGGTGGGCGAATCATATTTCACACACAATTGGAGATGAGAATGAACCTTCCACCGTTTACATGAATCGGTACTACGTTAAGGGTGCGTACATGGTCGGAGACAATTTGATTCATGAGGGGGAAGGGCACTCGCTCGGTTTCACTCACTATCACGTCAAGAGTACAAGTGAACCTTACGGAATGAATGCGATTTACGAATCGTGCGCGCCTAAAGTTTGGCTTAATTAGCGATTTACTTGTTTCGATTTGTACTGTTTCATCGCGATCTCAAGGCCTTCAGCTACTGTCGAGTCGATAAATAAAGGCTGTTTTTGGTAGCAACACTTTTTGAATTTTTTGTCCGACTTACATGGGCATGCGTCGTTGCGCGGGAAATCGCGCATTGGATTGATGGAATAACCTTTTTTTGGAAGTAAAACTCTCATAATATTAATGCCGATTATTATCCTACACTTTAAATCGGTTGCATGGCGTCGTTGTTAGCAGGACCATGTGTACAAAATTGGCCGATGAGCTTACTCTAAGGTGATTTTAACGTAAGGAGCAGTGTCACTTCCTGCTGGAAGGATGTTCTGTTCGTTTCCGATTCTCACGAATCCAACGATGGTACGGGAAACTCCCGCTGCATCGATAATTACTACGTTGTCGGTGCTCAAAATTTCACTTGCTGCAAACCATGCTAACACTTCTGCTACTGTCATTTTAGTATCGCTTTCTTTTTTTGTTTAGTGGCTTGGTTAAAGTTTACAGTTTGATTGATATATTTAAAAGAATAAAGTTTGGCCGCGTATGGTGCGGCGCTACTCCCTCCAGCCTGTCCGTCGGTCGCTGAAACACCGCTCGAAGTTTTGTGGCACACACATTACGGCAAGTCCACCCCAGTCCGACACGGTCATATTAACGACTACCGTGCAACGTTCGTTCGATGAGCGCTCATCGAAACTTTCCCCCTGAGTCCTGGTTCGATTAGGTTATCAGAATTCAGGGTGAAATTTAGTAATCTTTCTTACTCTCGTGGTTATCGTCCATTTGAGCGATTGCCTTAGCTCCAAAGAAAACAGCTTCATCGATTTTCGTCAAGAAAATAGACTTCTCTCTTGATTCTTCCATGGATTGAGTGACTTCGGTTACGAAATTAGATGCCGCTGTTTTAAAAGCGTCCATCTGTTTTTTGCCTTCTGGGTTTAGCATATGGGTTGTGAAAATAAAAACCTCCTAGTTTATTGTTAAAGTTTATTCAGCCGTCGCCGTCGCCGGAGCCGTCGCCGTAGCCGTCGCCGTAGCCGGAGCCGTAGCCGTAGCCGTCGCCGTAGCCGGAGCCGTCGCCGTCGCCGGAGCCGTCGCCGTAGCCGTCGCCGTAGCCGGAGCCGGAGCCGTAGCCGTCGCCGGAGCCGTCGCCGTAGCCGTCGCCGTAGCCGGAGCCGTAGCCGTAGCCGTCGCCGTAGCCGGAGCCGTCGCCGTCGCCGGAGCCGTCGCCGGAGCCGTCGCCGTAGCCGGAGCCGGAGCCGTAGCCGTCGCCGGAGCCGTCGCCGTAGCCGTCGCCTATGTTCTCTTTTACACTTTCCATTGAGAAAACTCCACGATGTTTCTCTCCGCTTCTTTGGTACAGTGTGAAATTTCAAAACCTTGTGGGCTTACGATTTCTGTTTTCGGAACAGGCGCGCCGATTTTATTATCGCCTGCTGCTAATCCGCTTGTCGCCACCTGAGATAGACTTGCTCCGAACCACTTCCAAAGACGGCGAGATTTTGTGAGTGTGACGGTATCTCCTTTTCGAGATTCAAGATATCCTGCATGGACTCCTGCTGTATGTGAACGAACGATAACGTATGGTTTTTTTGTTTTTGCGGTCATTTTTCTTCCTTTCATAGTGGTAAGTTCGGATCGTTAAAATCCATCGGCCCTGGGTCTTCTCGATTCGTTAAAATCGGCGTCGCCGTGGTTTGGATTATTTCTTGAGCTGGTGGAAGCGGTTCTTTTGCCTTCAGTGCTGATTTTAATTTTGATGGGCCTTGTACGACTCCAGGAGCGCTCGCTGAGGCAGCTTGTACTGGCGTTGCGGTTTCAGCCGTTGAAGCTACCTGATGAACTGCTTGGGTCTGTTCGGTGATAGCATCAACCTCGTCATCCTGACCAAAAAACGACTCAATGTCGGTACTCATCGGCAGGCGCTTTGATAGTCTCTTGAGTCCAGTTTTTTTAGCCATCTCTTCATAGTCAGAAACCCATGGTCCTGACGTTCCTGAAGGTGATCGCGCACGAATCTTGTCCACTTGTTCCTTTGTCATCACCTCTAGGTAAATTCCACCGTCTTTCATTACAGCAAGCGTATATGTCCCTGTCATTTCGCCTGGGTTTTGGAAGTTAGGTCTGTGCATTAGATGCGGACCTTTTTCGTCAATATAATAATCGAATGTATCGTTTGACCGAATAATTTGCGGATTTATCGAACTAAGTTCACCGCTGTTCCGAATTTTCTTTAAAATCCCTCCGACCATGGGCTGATAAACGACCTTGCCTTTAAATGGAACGAGAGCGCCTTCCTTGCCATCTGGCATGAGTCCGTCTTTTGCGGCGTCCACGCAAGCGGTGAAAAGCGATGCGCGATCGTATTGCAGAAGGCCTGGATTTTTAGCTAGTGCCGAGCAAACAATCTGAGTGAATTTCTCAAACGGAACGTGTGCCGGAAGCAGTGGCTTGAACTGTCCTTCAGATACCTTTAGGGATCTAGCGAAGTCCTCAATCGGGCTTATTGCTCTTGACTGCGGCTGCGCTGCTGGCGGTTGGCCCTGAAATCCTGTTCGGGCGACTTGGTTTGACTGCTGGGGTTGGGCTGGCTGGTTTGGCTGATTCATTTGGAACCTCACTATAGTTATAAACGCGTGGATGCGAGAAGTTCGCAGGCATCGCTTCAGTTAAAAGATAAAGGAACGAGAATGTCTGTGGATTGACTGGAAGATTAAATCTGGCCTTTCGCATGCCGAATTGAGCTTTAAACTTGCGAGCGTTTTGAATATTCTGTTGATCGGATGGGGTATTAAAAATAAAAACGGATCTCGCCGAATCGGTGCGTGTTTGCTGGTCTGACGGTTCGGGCGATTGTTTTTTAAGAATAACTTGCCTAGGAAGCGTTTTGGCTTGTTCTGTCTGCATTATCTTTTAACTCCAGGTGAGATAGATGGTCTTTGATTTTAAAAACACGCTTTAGCCAGTGTGTTCTAAATCCAGGAATTCCTCCACGGTGAAACGCTTCTTCAATAGCCGAAAGTCGTTTATCGAACTGAGTTTGAACTTCCATGATTCTAACAAAATCATTTTCAAGCTCAATCGTTTTCTTGAGTGACCCTTGCATTTTTTTTGCAACGGCCTCCATCATGACTTTTGCGTTTGCGAGGGTATCAATCAGACTGTCTGCTTGACGTTCTTCTCTGTTTTTTATTTCCATTATTTTACCTTTCGTTCAGTGATTCTGAAATTTCTGACACCAGCTCGTTCAAAAGCTTTAACAAAAGTGGGTGGACTGCACTTAGCAGAGATTGAAAACAATGGGTGTTCAACTCGCTCGACATCTCCAATAAGACTGAGGATCTGCGCTTTGATCGCTTTTCTAGCATTTTCGTATTCTGTCGCTTGTTTCCCGCAGACTTTATACTGTTCTGCGAGCGCGAGGAGTTCTTGTGAATCGGTCGTGAGCGTTTTGCCTGGTTCTGCGTAGCCATATAATTTCCCGATGATATCAGCGTCTTTTAAGAAGTCCGGTTGTGGTGCTTCGTTCGTATCGATTGAATGCCAGAATCCTGCGCACTTGTCTAGGATTACTGCGTGGATTTCTTTATCTGCTTCCCTGCGAATTAGCTTAATGTCGTTACCAGAGATTAGTGCGCCGATATAGCAGTATGAGACATCTGCAAGTAACATTTGGTGCTGCACTTGAAGCTCAATGTGAGCTGGCGCTTCGAAAGTTCCGTCTTCGTTTTTGGTCCACTTGTCGCGGAATTGGATAAAGTCCACGTTTTTGATCTCGAGTATTCCATTAGGATCTCCTTCAACACAAAAATCAAAGCTGGATCCAATCCTGAGCTGCTCATCGTAAATGTATTGTTTCATTTCAGAAACGATCCAGCCTTGATCTTTTGCAATGCCTTCGGCAATCGAGTTCTGAAGTCGTTTACCCCATAAAGTCCGGGGGTTCTCCTGGAAATCTACGACTACGTTTTCCTTGTGCCGATGCCATAACTCGAATTTTGTCATGTAAGGTGAAAGGTCGAATAAAGCAGGGATTTCAGTTGAGTTCAGATTTTTCGCTCTGAGCGCTAGCCATTCCTGCTCATTTTTTGGTACTACACTAATTGTTTTCATGCTATGATGTGAACATTAAACCACAAGGAATTAAAATGCAAAAGAAAAATTCAGTAGAGTATCTTATTAAAAAGTTTGGTGGATTACGCGCGACTGCTCGCGGTGTGAACAGGGCGCCGAGCGGAGTACATAGATGGCGGGTGAACGGCAGGATTCCAAGACTGGCCATGCCGTCGGTTTTAAGGGGTGCAAAACGAAATGGATTGACTCTTAATTTGAATCGGCTTATGTAAGCTGAATGTCGCTTACTCTCCGAGATTACCAGCTAGACATTATTGAAAAAGCTAGGCAAAAAATGCGTGAAGGGTGTAAGCGATTTCTGATTACTTCGCCCACCGGATCGGGAAAAACCGTCTTAACCGCGCACATGCTGCAAACTGCGGCGTCAAAGGGAATGGATTCTCTCTTCCTGGTTCATCGCCGGGAATTAATTAAACAATCTGTATTGACGTTTTCAAGCGTAGGGGTTCGGCATGGGATTGTCGCCGCAGGATTCGCTCCAGATCCGAAACCGCACATTCAAATTGGTTCAATTGGAACGGTTGGAAATAGACTTCATAAAATTCGTGCGCCTAAGTTAATTATTTGGGATGAATGTCATCACCTGGCTGCAAATTCATGGGCAAAAATATTTAAAGCCTTCCCAAACTCGTTTCACATAGGATTAACCGCTACTCCTCAAAGATTGGATAGAAAAGCTCTTGGAGAATTTTTCGAGTCAATGATTCGTGGGCCTGAAGTTGAATGGCTAATTTCAGAAGGATATCTGACAAAATACATTATATTTGCGCCACCTGGCCCATCGATGGAAGAGGTCCATGTTAGAATGGGAGATTTTTCAAAGCATGAAGTCAGCGAAATTTTTAATAAGCCACAAATATTAGGGGATTCTCTTAAGATTTACAAAAAACACGCTGATGGAAAGCGTGCAATTGTGTTTTGTCCTGGCGTCTCACACTCTGAAAATCTTGTTTCGACCTTTAAGGTTGGGGGCGTAAGCGCAAAACATGTTGATGGAAACTCTGAAGAGGTTGTACGGGACGGAACAATTCGAGCATTTAAAGAAAATGATTTGTCGGTTCTTTCAAATGTAGGGTTATTCGGAGAGGGATTTGATGTACCGGCAATTGATGCGGTTATTGACTGCTCGCCGACTCTTTCGCTTTCTGCATATCTCCAGCGTTTTGGTCGTTGTCTGCGCCCTAATTATAAAAAAGGAATGCCTCTCGATACTCGTGAGGAGCGTTTGGCTGCAATTGCTGCCTCTGACAAGCCATTTGCAACTTATTTAGATCAGGCTGGAAATGTCATGCGACATGGGCTTCCTGACGAAGTTCGTGAGTGGAGTTTAGATGGAGAAAAGAAGAGAAAAAAAGAAGAGTCAAAAGTAAAATTATGTGAAAAATGCATGGCTGCAAATTCATCTTTTGCAAAGGTTTGTGTTTTTTGTAATGAACCGTTTCAAGTTCGGGCGCGAGTTATTGAGCAAGTTCCCGGTGATTTGGTTCAAATTGATCCGAATGAGATCAGGAGACTAAGAGCGAAAGAACAGGGTTCGGCAAGAACATATGAACAGCTTGTTGAGCTTGGTCGTAAACGTAATTATCGACGTGCCGAGTTATGGGCAAAACATATGATGATCGCAAGAGCAAACAAAAAACAGGGGGCATAAATGGACGAAGCAGAATTGATGCGGAGGATTCAACTCCACGCATCTAAAATGGGACTACGGTTATTTAGAAATAATACGGGCGTTGGCTGGGTCGGTTCAATAGTTGACAGAACGTCGCACTCGCTTAAGCTAATGAATTTTCGTCCATTACATTCCGGGCTTGCGGTCGGAAGTGGAGACCTGATCGGATGGACCCCTGTAAAAATTACAGAGGCACACTTGGGGAAAACATTCGCAGTGTTCACAAATTGTGAGTGCAAAAATCCTAACGGTCGAGGTAGGGTTTCTGAAGAACAAAAAAATTTTGACAGAGTAGTTATTGAATCTGGGGGGATCTCGGCTATCGTGAAATCGGTTGACGAGTTCGATTATTTCATCAATGAGTTTACAACAAAATGATTTTAAAGAAATTTCGAGTCTAGCACTTGCACACATCAGGTCTCTCGCGAGTGATCTTTTGCCGGGTGGAAAAATGCGGGGCAATGAATGGGTTGCGGGTTCTGTAACTGGCGGTCAAGGTGATAGCTGTAGCCTGAATTTGAACAGCGGCAAATGGGCTGATTTTGCGACCGACGAAAAAGGTGGAGACCTCATCTCTCTTTATGCCGCTCATCATCGGTGCTCCCAGCTCGATGCCATGAAAGCGCTCGCCAAAAAAATCGGGTATAAGTTTAAACAAAATAACTATAAATCGGCTCATGCTCCGACGCCGCATACTCCGCAAGTCACAAGTCGGCAGCCCGACGAAATCCCTTTTAACCTTGTTCCGATCCCTCTTGAAGTCCAGGAGCCAAATTTTTTCCACGCCCAACATGGTTCTCCTGAAGGAACTTGGTGCTACTATGATGAGGGGGGAGGACGACTTTTTTGGATTGCCCGATATAAATCCAAGGATGGAGGCAAGCAATTCATACCGTTCTCATGGTGTTCAAACCGGGGGAGGATCGTCTCGAAGGCTTGGGACGGTCCACGTCCGTTGTATGGGCTTGAAAAACTCGCTGATGAGTCCCAGGCGGTTTTAATCGTTGAAGGCGAGAAGACCTGTGAAGCTGCACGCCGTTTCCTGAATCCTAAGACATATACAGTGGTTTCCTGGTCCGGTGGGGCAAAGGCCTTTGAAAAGACAGACTGGACGCCTCTGCGTGGTCGTAAAATAGTTCTTTGGCCTGACAATGACCGCAAGGTGATCAAAACCGAGACACAATCTGCCAAATACGGCCTTGCGGTCGGTGAAATGATTCCTTTAGATGAGCAACCTGGGTTCTCTGCCATGATGGGGATAGCTGCAATTCTCGCGCCATATTGCGAAATTAAGTATTTTTCCTTGCACGAATATCCTGCAATCGGCGAAATAGATGGTTTTGACGCCGCTGATGCCGAAAACATGGCCTGGACCGCGCAGATTTTCAAAAATACCGTCCTCCCGTTTGTTAAAACATACGAGTTACCGCCCGTAATTACTCCGCCTGAGCTTGAGGAGGTGGCAGAAACGGAGTGGGTGCAGGGGAATATTTACTCAGAGCTGAACAATTGCGGTTTGATTCAAAAAATAGGATCAAGTGAATTTCATTTGAATATTTCTAACATGGTTGCGTTAATTTCAAATCACAGAAACTTAAAGGGACGGATCTGGTTTGATGAGTTTCATCTTCGGACATTTACAACGTGGCGAACCGAAAAGCCCGTTCAGTGGATCGATGGTGATGATCTTGAGCTAACGGCAATTTTTCAACGAGTTTTTGAGATGCATAAGCTCGAAGTAGGAACCGTAAGAGAAGCTGTTAGGCTGTACGCGCACAAAAACCGAAAGAATGAGCCGCGTGACTGGATGAGTTCGCTTGTGTGGGACAAAAAAGAACGGTGTCACGATTTTTTTATTAATGCATGTCAGTCAGAAAATGATGAATACACACGCACCGTCTCAAAGAACTTTTGGGTAGCGATGGCGGCGCGGGTTTTTGTTCCCGGTTGCAAAATGGACAACATGGTGATCCTAGAAGGAAGACAAGGTGCTCAAAAATCGACACTGCTTGAGGAGATCGCAAAAGAGTGGTTTACGGAATGTACCGAAGCGGTAGGCTCTAAAGATTTTAAATCTCTTTTGTCAGGCCATTTGATCGTAGAGATTCCAGAATTAACGTCTTTACTTAAGGCACACAACCAACAAGACATCAAAGCCGCTCTTTCGGATCGTGCTGACAAATATAGGCCGTCTTATGGTAGGCATGAAATATTATTCAATCGGACTTGTGTATTTGTTGGGACCACGAATGACGGGGAATATCTGGCAGATCCAACGGGCGCGCGTCGATACTGGCCTATATATGTAAATAAAGTGGACATCGATTACGTTCGCAATAATCGTGATCAGTTATTTGCGGAAGCGGTTTGGAGATTCAGAGAGAATAAGGAATCATGGTGGATGGTTCCAGAAAGTGCAGCAAAAGAAATGCAAGAAACAAAACGCGTAATTGATCCGTGGGAAGAAAAAATAGAAGATTGGTTATATGGAGCGGCAGGGTATCAGGATAGATTTAGGATGAGCATTGTTTTTGATTTATTAGAAATTCCAGTTCACCAACAAAGAAAACAGGACAAAGATAGAATAAAGCATATTCTAGAAATTAAAGGATACGTTTGTAAGCCAACTCGGCATGATGGTAAAATTGAAAGGCGCTGGTGCAAGGAATACTCTAGCACTAGCCAAGTCTGAACCATGAAACCCCAGTATCGGGCCGAAATGTTTCATGCGCGCCTTCGGACGAAGTATAATCGCCTGGCGAGAGACATTAAAAGTATATCAATATTATTTAAAAAAGTCAACCATTTGAAGTAGGTTCAAATGTTTTTGTGAGGTTTGCTTGAACGAAATTTTCGAAAATATCTTTCATGTACGACATGGCGGGGAGTGGTCCCGTAAAGCTTACTTGGACGTCGCCTTTATCATCAATTTTAAGAATTGCCATTGCATGCGTGCGCGGACCTGAGTCCGCAACGAAATCGACTGCTGACTTGATTTGAGATTCTGTCAAATTAACCTACGCGTTTAGACGATTTATGGGCTGCCCGCTGTTTTCCGTGTTCAGCCATTTTTTCCATTTTGGCTTTTCCGTACTTTTCCATTCCTATCTTAGCGGCCACCGCTCCAGGATTGTGAACCTTCCCTGAGAGTTTGTGTTCGAGAGCTGCGAAACGACCACCACCACCTAATTTCATCGATTTAGCCATGAAACCAGTTTAATATTCACTCAGAAAAAAGCAAATAAAACGAGAGGAAAATCATAGCGATGCTGATTATAAAAACAATTCCCCAGCTAAAATCTATGCGTGTTTTACAGGACTTTTTGCGTTCATAGTCGGTTAGGGCAATTGAATCAGTTACGTTGTTGAAGCGTGTCATATTAATCCTTAAACGCCTGTATCGCGCGTCTTACTGATGGTAGATTCTGGCTATCTTGGCATTTAATTAACCATTGTGCCGAATTAATCATTTCTTTAAGTTGATGAGCTGGAAGTGCGACGAGTGCTTTAGGATTTTTTTCGCATCCATCCATTAATTGCTCGATCGTAAATCTTAGATCTCTTGCATCAGGAGCCTTTTCCATAACCCTTATGTATCACAGTACTGTGGCGTGTCAACTATAAATCTGCCCAATTTTCCCCGAATTGTTGCTCAATAAACTGGATATTTTGTGGACAATCGGCGTCTATCTGACAAAGCCAATAACCTTCCTTACCCATGATTGCATCGTACTGCTCTTTCGTGGGATAAAACCTGAAGTCAATGGGCCAATACTGGGGTAAAACGTGAAGGTTTGCGTAGTTTAAAGTTACCTTGCAAGACGTGGGGTTAGGTGGGCAACTGCTCATGTGGTAATTGTTTCAGATAATAGGACTCGTTGCAACCGTTCATCAAGTTCCACTATTTTCGAAAAAAACGCATCGGCAGCTTTATAATGATACGAATGCCTGCGCAGAATAAATAGGAGAGCGCGCGCCTCCTCTGTTTCGATAGTTGAATCACTTTTTAAGTCGTTCTTGTTTTCGGCGCGGATAATTAATATGTGAACGCGCTTCATTAATATTTTGTATGCTTCGGGATGGTTCATTTTATGCTTCTCCAAAACTTGTAACAGCAATATCCAATGATGAGCCAGATTGCGATTGCGGTCATTGGTTACCCTGATCTCGGAGGGCGTGGAGTTTTGAGAGCGCTTTTGTACTAATATCTATGCGTTCGTTTAAATCCCACCCAAAGTTTGCATGTTGCATATATGGAAACGAAACTCTTTTAAGCGCCTCCTCGCAAATTTTCACCTGCTCCTGCAAGCTTGCTATTTTATTTTCCAAACAAGAACGAAATTGATCTTTGTAAAATTCAGTACCGCAAGCCGGACATTGAAACACGTCCTCATGGTTTTGTTTCTTCAGCTTCTCAATCTCCGCAGCTTGGCTTGCGATTTGTAATTGCTGTTCATGAATTTTAATCTCATCTGAAATACTTCTTGCCGATTCACGACTAAGCTTATTTGTTAAATTGTTGATCGTAGCCTTTGACTCAGCCCTGATGATTGGTATCGCGAAATGAGCGCCAGCTATCCAGGCGTCTTTCGGGTCTGGCGCGGATTGAAGTGCAGGATGTCTGTTCATCTCACCGATAACATAATGACCCTTGTAAGAGTGCCAACCGTCTTCAATCTTTTCGTTAGTGAGTTTCATAAATTAACCGCCCCGCATGTCGGACATGCGTCGCTAAACATAGAAGCGTAAAGTCTCCCGCAGTTTGAACATTTCTTGAATTCGGTAAACGCGCGCTCTTTATCGGTTTCGTTTGATGGGGTCATTTTAAAAGCCTTTCGAATTTGACTGGAATAACTTCTAGTATGGCAACAATTGAACTTAAAGATGGTTCGCGATGACCACTAATAATCTGAGAAATGGCCGCTTGTGTGAGTTTCGATTTTTCTGCCAATTCGGTTTGGTTCATTCCTAGTGTATCCATCACTTCTTTTAAGTTTTTTTCGTCGGATGGGTCACCATGAGAAGTACGTATGTGTGTTTTAGGTTCCCACTTCCCTGGTGTTGCCACTTTCGCTTTCGATTCAATCCTCCGCAATTTGGTTTCGAGAGAATTCATTCCCCGGTCTCCAAAAACGAAATTGCGTGGATGCAAGTTGGTGTTCTCATTCTGAACATGCAAACGTGACAGGGGCATTTCACTCCCCAAAATCCTTCTCGCCAGTTCACTTTAGGGATGTCACTCACGTTACACTCGTTCAAAAACTCAGTCATCTTTTTGCAGTCGTACCAGTGCGCTGGGTGTGCGGGTGTTTTACCTTCGGAAGCGCGGCAACACTTCGCGCACAGCGAGTCTCTTGCGGTTTTAAGTAAACGCAGAGCTTTGGTTAGGCGTTCTGATTCGGTCATGCTACCGCTTCCTTCTTCTTGTGTTTCACTCCGAGAAACTTGTCTCGCACGCGGCAATAGGTTCGGGAGCAGGTTCTGGCTGTCGCACCACTTTTTTGGGTTCAAGATGAGGCTGAAAATTCTGAACAACAGGGGCAGGCTTTAGTTTGCCGTCCGCTGCGAGCATGAGACTATAAGCATCTTGTGGTGCTGGGATTGTCACATACGCAAGCCATGCGGCGTTCACAATCGGGTCGTTTAAGAGTTCGTCAATGGTCTTTTTCATTTGAATTCGAAAATATCAACCGTTAGCCGAGTTTTCATGTATATCTTGCAGTACGCTTGAGATTCCTTTAACTTCTTTAGCAAGAAGCTCTATTGCTCCCATTGGGGTTGCCGCGTCTGCTGTTCCTAGTTTGTGAATTGCTTTAGCAACATCTAAAATAGCTGCTGCGAGTACAAGTTTTGAATCTCCGGTGTCGTTAAGTGCGTCTAAAACTGTTTTTGTGTCCATATTTATTTCCTTTATGAACACTGTTTATACGGTGTTCTGATTCTTGTCACTTAAAAATCGTCCTTGTGTCGTTTTTTTAGAATGGCACGTCCTCGCTAGCCGTTGTCGGTAATACCTGTTTAGTACCGAATCCACGGCCCATTACATAATCTGGGCGACGCTGACCATGCTGAGGGCAAATCGCGATAATCCTAAACCCATTCTGAATTTCTTCTTGAACGCGTTCGGTGCAGGCATCATTCAATACGAAAACTTCGTTTATGGTAAGTAGCTCGTTGCCCGGCAAGTGAACGTGATGGTGTAAAAGCGCCTGCTTTAGATCGGTCGCTTTCACATCGCCTTTAAAATCAGTCTGCCACAATGGTTTTACGCGTTTAAACTCTAGGTGTTCAAACAATCCGTCAGGGATGCTTTCGAAGTCGTTAACCCATCCTTCGATCCCGTTATAACTTTTATTGGCTTCTTCGATTGGCTTTATTTCTGGATTTATGACGCGACATTCTTCGTATAGTTTCGGGTTTTTCGTGGCGAATTCTCTTATTTTCCATGCGCTTAAACTTATAAAAATCATTATCAATCACCGTAAAAACTTTCCTTTTTTCCAATTTCGGTTGGTTTCAAATAATCCCAGTAGTGATCTTTTACCTTAAACGAGTCGTCATGGCACAGCTTGAGGCGACCGCGAACAATTTTCGCGTAACTTAATTTTCCATGTGCTCCCTTGCAGCGCGAAGAGATCCATTCGCGGCCCGAATCCCATCCGTCTGATTCGAGCGCGGTTTCGGGTGCGCACAAAAATACCCTACTTCCCTTCACTGCAATGATCTGGAAAAACTCGTTTCGGCGCATCGTCGCGCCACTGGAGCACACGAAAAGATCGCCTGGCGCGAACGGTTTCGGAGCTGCTGGCGCGTCGCTTACACTCGTCATCGCATCATCGCACTTCTTTTCGAAGTCGGCAGTTTTAACGGTATAAAAATCCATGCCGAAACGCTGGCAGAGTTCTTTCATGAGGAGACCTTTTTCAAGGTACAGGTTTCCAAGCGGCATTTCGCGGAGTTCTTTGATGAGTTGGGGAATGGTTTTCATTGTTACTTCTTTCTGCTGAATTTCGGTCAGCGTGTGCATTATAGTGTGTCAAGCTTGAAAATAATCAAACTTGATCTTAAATTCGTCGGCCCTACATTCAATACAACATTCAGGTTTTTCGATCATATCGGGATCTGATTCTTCATCGGTTTCATGCCCGCAATTCTGGCAAACCCAGAACCACATCTTAACTTCCGGCGGATCAATCGGCGGTTCGGGGTTCAAAACGGAGCCTCGTCAGTCTTCCGTTTGTGGATCTCCACTTGTTTCTCAGCGGACGCGTGCCAGTGATCCACGCATAGTTTCGCTTGAGTGAAATCAGGTGCGTAAAATTCAATCGTGGGCAGCATGATCATGACGCGCTGAGATCTTTTTTGTAGATATGAATACGGCCCGGCCCATCCTTCCCATAGCGTGATGCCGCGATAGGTTTCGATGCGTTCCTTTTGGATCTTTTTGCGCAATCGTTTTTTCATGACTCGATTACCTCCATTTGGCAATTGCTGAGTAAGGCTTTCCTGTACATGTAAGCGCGTGCGCAGCTATACGTTTCAAATCCTTTCACATCACGATAGAATTCGAGGCAGATTTCTTTATCCCAAAATGTCACGATAAAGTGATTCCCGTTTAGTTCTTCAATGGTGTATTTTTCATTTCCTATTTCCAAGATATCTAAAACCAGGTCTTCTGTTCCATGTTCGCGTGCCATTAGAATAAACTCCCCTGAGCGACCACAGCAGTCACGATTAGGTACACTCCGTTTTTCAGATAATACGGACGCAAGACCGCGCCGCATTCAGAGCATGCAGTTTCGCTGGGTGTTTTTTTCCATCCGCCATTCGCTCCAGTTTGGTCGATCGGCTGTGATATCATGAGATACCCCTCAATCTCTGAGAAGTTGAATTCGTCGTCTTGTGTGCATTCCTGAACGGCAATGCGGTCAGCGATTAAATCTACCTGGATCTCAAGCTCGTGTTTCTGCGTGACGGTTAGTGTCGAGCTTGCGATTAAAGATAGTGCTTTTCTTATGCTGCTGCCGGTGATCATTCTGCACCGCCAACTGATGCCATGAGCACTACTGAAGGGTGAGTCACAGGTGCGTTCATCGCAGACACCTGGGCTATCGTGCGCAGGCCGATCATCAGTGACGCGGCCCATATTACAATACTTAAACAGGCGGTTAATTTGTTCATTTTATACTTCTCTCTGCCAATTTCGGTTGGCGGTTACTTCAGGATTTAGTTCCTGATATGGTGAGTTTAACACGCCACGATAACGGTGTCAAGAATGAAATAACGCAATTCTGAAAATGTTACAATTGTAACGGCGTGTTATTGTAACTGGAAATTGTGACGCAAGCATTTTTAAATAGCACGAAAATTGTCGCGTTATAGTGTAATAAAAACTTTTGTAAAAATTACATGTTAGCTGATAATTTAAGTAATGTAACAAATCGATTTTCTGTAATATTCTGTAATTTTTTTCGTCAATGGTTTCAAAGTATTTAACATGATGTTACTGTGTTACAAAATATATATATAAATAATTAGTAATACTATGATATATTACCCCCCCCTAGTTTAACTATATATACCCCCCTATTTCCCATTTCCAGAGAGTCCATGAGAAGTGGCGTAATTTTTGTAACTTTGTAACAAACATTCTTCAGAAATTGTTTAGACAATTTACAGACGCAGAGCACCGATAAACACCAAGAAAGAATCAAGTTTGCAATCCCGATCGATTCAACCAATACTGTGGGTATGGAATTCAAGGGAGTTTACCCTGCCTGGGATGGAGATACGAGTCATGGAATTCAAACATGTTTACCCCGCACTGCAAGATGAAGACTGCATGATGAAGCTAACAGATCATGTCACGACTGGCGGCTCCGTGACTGAGCTAGCCAAACTATGGGAAGTCCCCTATCGCGTCCTGATTCGGTTTTTAAGGGGTGATCCAATTCGCTCACGCCAATACGACGAAGCACTTGCGGATCGCAAGGAGTGGGTTGTCGAACGGCTATTGACCGAACTGAGATCGATCTCGTGTGTGGCCATGACACAGGTGATTGACAAGGATGGTGCTTTACTACCTACCGATAGTTGGCCTGATGATGTTAAATCAAACCTAAAGAAAATGGTTGTGGTCGAAACCTTCGAGGGTGCAGGTGAGGATCGAACTTGGACCGGCTACCTGAAAACCATAGAGTTCCATGACAAACTCAAAGCAATCGACATGTACGGCAAGCAACTCAAAATGTGGAGCGACGACAAAACGATCAAGGTTGGCATGACTTACGAAGAGCTATTGACCGCGTCGCGTTCGATCGATAAGAATGAATAATGACTCCAGGTGAGGCAAAAATAAAGCGTTGGCGCGAATCTTGTTTGTACTTCGCGGTTGAAGAACTTGGTATGCAACCTGATCCCTGGCAGGTCGAACTATTTGAGGCGTTCTCGTCTGGAACTCCCATAGACAAGCGTATCGCTCTTGCCGCCTGCAAAGGCGTAGGAAAGTCAGCAGGTCTTGCAGTATGCATCTTAAACTTCCTGGCAGCTCAGGGCGAACGTGGCGAGCATCCGAAGGGAGCCGCTACCTCAATCACTGAAGACAACATCTCAGACAACTTGTGGCCTGAGATTTCAAAGTGGCAAGGTCGATCAGAACACTTGAAGCGTTCATTCAATTGGACGAAGACTAGAATCACGTCCGTTGACCACCCCGAAACCTGGTTCTTCAGTTTAAGAACGTGGCCGAAGTCAGGCGACAAAACCAAGCAGGCGAACACCTTGGCCGGTCTCCATTCGAAATACCTTCTATTCGTAGTTGACGAGTCAGGCGATGTACCTGATTCAGTATTCGCTGCCGCCGATGCAGGATTGACCGGAACTGAGGAAGGTCGATTCCAAAAGATTATCCAAGCCGGAAACCCGACGAAACGAGATGGTCCGCTGTACCGTGCATGTTTCCGTGAGCGTGATCTCTGGCACACGATCAAGATTACAGGAGATCCTGACAATCCGAATCGATCAAGCAGGCAGAACATCGAATGGGCACGAGATCAAATCAAACGCTATGGCCGCGATTCGCCTTGGGTGATGGTGAACGTGCTTGGGGAGTTCCCTGAGACTTCGATTAATGCCATCTTGTCAGCTCACGAGATTGAGGTTGCAATGAAACGTAAGCTTGATCTGTACACCTATGAGCGTGCCCAGAAACGAATTGGAAACGACGTGGCTCGTGAGGGTGATGACATGACGGTGATGTTTCCAAGGCAAGGACTTCGAGCATTTAACTATGTGGAGCTGTCAGGTGCTCGTGGACCTGAGGTTGCGGATCGTTTGATTACATCAAAAGAAAAATGGGGATCAGAATTAGAGTTCGTTGATGATACTGGTGGTTTCGGTGGATCGGTGATCGATTCCATGGTTCAACGTGGCTATTCGCCAATTGGTGTGAACTTCAGCTCCAAGGCTACCGATCCAAGGTATTTCAACAAGCGAGCTGAGATGTATTTCAGGATGCGGGACTGGTTCAGGCGTGGGGCACAGTTACCTGACGACTCGCGTTTGATGGAAGAATTATGCGCCACGAAATACACGAGTAAGAATGGCAAGATTATTTTGGTTCCAAAGGAATTGATCAAAGCTGAACTGGGAAGGTCACCTGATCGGGCGGATTCGTTAGCGCTTACATTTGCGCAAGAAGAGGCAATTTCACGCACCCAGGCGGGTATTATTACCCTAGGCGAGCGGTCAAATCACGCTGAGACGGAATGGGATCCATTCGAGACTGCGAGTTCAGAAGACTGATTCATATACAGCGCGTTAATTAAACATGTAATTATTTCATTGCTAACCGTTTAAATCGGTTTAATCATGATTACAAATGCGAATGGTCGGACGATTACTTGAACGTCAAAGACAAGCGTTGTACCTGTCCAAGAGCGAAATCGGGAGGAGATTCACCCCGCCGGTTACACCTCAATTTATTTTCAATGTCGAGACTGGTCGGGTTCGTTTGCCGATCTCCAGAGTCACCCAGGCTTGCGAGATTCTGTCGATCAAGCCGTTAGAACTTGTTGAAGCATACGTCACCGATTCCAGGAATGAGATCATTGATCAGTTGGGAATCACGGTATGAGTGAACTGGCACCTCTCGAACGAATGCAGACTGAATTTAATAAGATGACTCCGCTTGAGCGCGGGTTGTCTCTCGAAACGGTTGAAGCGAATCTCTATAAACTCGTCGATCGGTTTCCAGATGCGAAATATCCAAATACCGCAAAACATCACTTTTCAGGAAATTTATATGCAAGAGAATACTTCTTGGCTCGAAACGCTCTTTGTTTGGGTCGTGTTCACAAGTTCGATCATATTGCTGTGGTTGCTCGTGGCGATGTCTCTGTTATTTCTAAAGACGGTTGGTTTCGCCTTAAGGCAGGATCAATTCTTGAATCAAAGGCAGGGAGTCAGCGTCTCGTCTTTGGACATGAAGATACACTATTCGTTACCATACACAATGCTACTAGAGCAGCAGATGCAGGCCGAAGCGATGATGATCCAGAGAAAATGATGGACGCTCTGACTTCGCCATCTAAGCGCGAGTATTTAGAATGGCTTGAACACGAAGTTGCAAGACTGGAGCAAAAATGAGTTTTGCGGCAATAGGTATTGGCATCGGTGCAATTGGTTTGACTGCTCAGATTTTCAATGGAATAAATCAATCCAATGAAGCTAATCAGGCAATGAATAATCAAACGAATATTGAAAATCAGCAACTCCAAACTGCCCAGACAAACGAAACCAACACGCAAGCCGAGAATAATGCCAACAACCAAGAAAAGAATCAAGAGTCAGTCTTGGCATCGATGGGACTTGGGAAGCAGGGATGGGCAGGAACGATTCTAACGAGTCCGCTCGGAGTGCCGACAAACTCTGCTAACGCCGGGACGACTGGCGGAAAACAGGTGTTGGGTCAATAGATGGCAAGAGACATTGAAACAAGCGCGTATTCGGATATTGAAGGAAATGCACAGAATCCTAAAAAAGAGAAACCGCTTGAGGGTCAGTTCTTAATTAACTCTCTAACTCCACGTCAGCGGATGGAGATGTTACGTCAGCAGCTTAAGAATGAACGATCGACGTTTTGGCCGACGTGGGATGACTTGGCGAGGAACGTTCAGCCGAGACGCAGACGGTTTTTTGTTCAGGATACGAACAAAGGTTATTTAAGGAATCATCATATTATTGATTCGACGCCTACCTTGAGTTTGCGGACTACGAAATCTGGCATGATGGGCGGCATTACAAGTCCAGCACGTCCATGGTTTCGGATTGATACGCCTGATCCGTCACTCCAAGAAAATGCGGACGTGAAGGATTGGTTGTATCGCGTGACCGAAGCGATACTTACGGTGTTTCTTAAATCAAATTTATATAATCAGTTTCCGATTGTGTACGGAGATTTGGCGTTGTTTGCAACGGCTGCGATGCTCATGGAAGAGGATGAGGACGAGGTAGTAAGATTTTATACATTTCCATTAGGTAGTTATTGCATCGCGACCGACGAAAAGGGACGCGTAAACACTTGGATGCGCGAGACGGAGTTCACCGTGTCTCAACTGGTGGACAAGTTCGGTAAAAAGATTCCAGGCACAAAGACTCTGGACTGGCAAAATTTCAACTGGGAAAATTTTTCAACTCAAGTAAAAACAGCAATCGAAACAAATCAGTGGAATCAAAAGATTTACGTTGTTCACATGATTTTACCTAATGATCATTTCAAAATCGGAAAGCCTGGTCCAGATGGAAAAAGATTTGTTTCAGCGTACTACGAGCAAGGTGCGACCTCCGTTGATTCGCAGATGTATAACGGACCAGACGCTAATCGTTTTCTTCGTTATTCTGGGTATGATCTGTTCCCGATTCTTGCTCCACGTTGGGAAACTGTGGCTGAAGACGCATATGGGACTGACTGTCCAGGAATAACGGCGTTAGGGGATATTAAAGCGCTTCAGATCATGCAGAAACGTAAAGCGCAGGCCATTGAAAAAATGGTTAACCCGCCGATGACTGGGCCTGCATCGCTTCGGAACACTAAGACATCGCTCTTGCCAGGAGATATTACTTATCAAGACGTGCGTGAAGGTCAGCAAGGATTTAGGCCTGTTCACGAGGTTAAATTCGATATTGCGGCGTTATTGCAAGATATCGAGATGACGCAGGGTAGGATTGAAAAGGCGTTCTTTGTTGATCTTTTTATGATGATGATCAACGACGAGCGCACCCAGCCTGCGACCGCGACTGAGATCAACGAGAAGAAACAAGAGCAGATGCTTGCGATTGGTCCGGTTCTTGAGCAGTTGAATCAGGATGTACTTGATCCGTTAATTGTTGGCACGTTTCATTACATGCTAAAACATGGGAAGATTCCACCGCCTCCAATTGCTCTTCATGGAGTGCCTTTAAAAATTGAATACACTTCGATCATGGCAGAGGCTCAAAAACTTCTTGGACTTGCTAGTACCGAGAGATTCTTCCAGTTTGTTGAAGGAGTGGCTCAAGTGTTTCCTCAAGTGGTTGATTCGATCGACATCAACGAAGCGATTTACGATTACGCAGACAAAACTTCGATTGCGCCAAAAATTGTGCGTGATCCGAAAGTCACAGCTCAGATTCAAGCAACGAAACAGAAAATGCAAATGCAGCAGATGCAAACTCAGAACCAGCTTCAGCAGTCACTTGCAACGAAGCATTTGGCGCAGAGTCCTACGGATGGACCGAATGCATTAACTCAACTCCAACAACAAGGTCAGGCCGGTAATCCGGTCCCATCACAGTAAATATGAACAGTGTAAAAAATGCAGCGGATGAAGACGAAGTAAGAGAGATGGAACGCGATGAGAAAAAACACGCGCGTAATGAACTTGAAGACTTAAGGGCGCTTCTTAAATTGCCGCAGTTTAAACGATTCATATGGAATGTTCTTGTTTACTGCGCACCACTTGAAGACCCATTGAATACAAATACCGTTTTAATGGCGAGCAATATTGGCCGTGGAAATGTTGGTAGGATGATCATCGCAAAAATTAGTGATGCAGATCCTTCAGCATTCTTTAAACTGAAAGAAGAGGCAAAAAATGTCTGATGTAATAAACACAGGAACACCCCAAAATACAAATCAAGGTGCTCCTGCTAATTCTGTAGTACCATCTCCGACGACTGGAACCCCAGTTGCTACCCCACCCGCTCAACCTGCGGCAGGGGCATCTCTCATTGATCCGGGCACGGCTCAAGTGAATGCTCAGCCACCAGCAGGCGCGACTACGGCGCAATCGGCAACTCTAGTGACTGGAGCGAATCCTACGGAAGTTCCCGTTGTTGCGGCTGTGACACCTGAAGCACCAGTGCAAAAGGTTGTACCCGAAAAGTACGATCTAAAAGCACCGGAAAAATCACTCCTAACTACTGAAGCTATTCAAAGAGTTGCTGACTACGCCAAGGCGAACCAGCTCTCGCAAGAAGAAGCTCAGCGCGAGTTAGTTCGTGAAAGTGACTCAGTGTCCAGGTTACAAAGCAGCGTGAATCAAGCAATGGAGCGGCAAGTGCAGACTTGGATCAATGAAGTGAAAACAGATCCATTAATGGGTGGTGCCAATTTCGAGAAGACCGTGCGTCTTGCTCAAATCGGCGTCAACAAAATGGAAGATCCTGAATTGATCAAAGAGTTAAACAGAACTGGACTCGGGAATAATCCCAGGTTCGTTCGAGCGTTTGCCAAAGTTGGAGCAATGTTTGAGGACGACAAATTTGTTCACTCCGGGAATCCCGTAGGAGCAGGTCAAGTCAATCCTTTAGATGTTCTCTATGATAAACAACCAAAAAAATAAGGGGTAATAAAAAATGGGTGCTATAGGCGCAAATTGTCTTACTCTCACTGACTGGGCAAAACGGAAAGATCCGAACGGAAAAGTTGCTAAGGTAGTTGAGATTCTTAACCAGGCGAATGACATTCTTTTAGACATGTTGTTCAAAGAAGGAAATCTTGAAACAGGTCACAGAACGACCATTCGGACAGGCTTGCCTACCGTTTACTGGCGTTTGTTGAACATGGGTATTCCACCTTCTAAAAGCACAACCGCTCAGGTCGATGAGAACTGTGGCATGTTGGAAGCTTATTCGGAAGTGGATAAAGACCTAGCTGAACTTAACGGTGACGTGGCGGCATTCCGTCACTCTGAATCTGTTGCGTTCTTAGAAGCGATGAACCAATCTATGGCGAGTGTGTTGTTCTACGGAAACGTAAGCACGACTCCTCAAGAGTTCAATGGCTTCTCAGTTCGTTATTCGTCTCTTGAGGCGCTTAATGGTCAGAACATCATCCAAGGTGGTGGAACGTCTTCGGACAACGCTTCCATTTGGCTTGTGTGTTGGGGCGAGCAAACTTGTTTCGGTATTTTCCCTAAAGGGTCAATGGCCGGAATTAAACAAACCGATCATGGCGAAGTGACTATCGAAGTCACCGCAGGCGTGGCTGGTTCAAGGATGCAAGCGTATCGCGAACACTTCCAATGGAAAAATGGTCTCGCACTTCGTGACTGGCGTTATGTCGTCCGTTTCGCTAACATCGATACCACAAACCTCGTAACAGAGTCCTCTGCTGCGAACTTGGTCAAAGGTATGATCAAAATGGTTCACCGTATCCCGTTCATGAAGATGGGTAAACCATGCTTCTATATGAACCGTACCCTGTTCCAGATGCTCGACATTCAACGATTCGAGTACCTCGCTGGTGGTCCATCAGGATCAGGCGGCGGTGGTGGTATCACTTACGAAACTGTAGACGGTAAAAACGTCCCTACGTTTCGTGGGATCCCAATCCGAATTGTCGATGCTCTGACAAACGCAGAAGCAGAAGTGACCTAAATTTTATTGATACAGGGGTTCCGGAATTTTTCCGGAGCCTCTGTAATAACCAAAAACTTATTAAAGGAGACTAAAATGATTTTAGATGCACAAAACCAATTCGACTCCAATGTAGCACTCACTGCTACTGCGGCGTCAACTAACTATATCGATCTGAGCGAATCTCGTCAGATTCAACAAGGTGAACAGCTCGGTGTTTTAATTACCGTGAGTGTGACAGCGGCGTCAGGTGGAACTTACGAGTTCCAATTACAGTCGTCTGCATCAAGCGGTTTTGGAAGTACTGTGAACTTGTTTGACGTGACAATCCCTGCGGCGACGCTTGTGGCTGGCGCTCAAATCTTTATCCCACTTCCAGAGGGTTTAGTTACAACGCTTGAATTCTTGCGCTTGTACTATATCCTTGGTGGAACATCACCAACCATCACCCTGAGTTCATACTTGCAACCTCAGGAAGCTATCGATGCGTACACAGACTATCCGTCTGGATTCGTAATCGCTGGCCATTAATTAGGAGATCACATGGCGTACAAAGTAAAGGCCTTAGCAGACGGTTATTATGGCGACCAACGCAGAACAGAGGGAAAGGTTTTCTTCATCAAGAAAGCGAAAGAATTTTCGTCAGTATGGATGAAGTCTCTTGATTCTGCTCTCGATACCGCGCTTCAATCAGATCCAAAATTGTGGGAACGCCACAAGCACAATCTGCTTAAGTCGAACGGTAAAAAGGTAGTCAAATTACTTCCAACTGTTAAAGCACCACCTCCACACGAGGATGAAGAACCTAGCAATCCTGACGATGATGTCGAGCAGGAAGCGGAGCTTGACGATACAGAACTGAGCGAAGGTCACGACTCGGATGCTGTTATTTAAATGACCTATAGTGTGAGGCTTGGGTAGTTATGACACTCAGGCCTCACTCTAAAAAAAGGAGGATCAGATGGGAAATGGTTTATTAGGCGCTTTTAGTACAAGTTTTCAACTAGTTCCTGCGTCTTCCAGTTGGCAAGTTTTAGAGAGTCCAAACGGTGCAGGATCTCAGGGTGACATTATTTCGGAATTGGTTATTATTCCTGCGACTACCACACCCGGTACGGTTCAGATTCGAGACAGTTCCACTGGAACTGCGATCACTATTTTTGTGGGTGGAACGATTTCGGATATAAAACCTTTTGTTGTTCTGCTTGGAATAAGATCAAGAGTTGGTCCATGGGCGGTTAATACTGGAGCAAGCGTATCGGTATTAGCAGTAGGGAACTTCACTTAATGCAGAATCAGAATACGATTCTGAATTTTGACGACACGGCGACAAATATATCGAATATTGCGATTGCCCGTCTAGGAATCAATAAGCAGATTGCGAATCTGACGACAGAGCGCTCGGCTGAAGCTAATGCCTGTCGTCAGTTTTACGCGATCACGGTCACTCAAACGCTCGAGGATTATTGGTGGACGTTTGCGACTAAGTTCGCGACATTGCCACTGGTTCAGCGTTGCCCGACGCGTGAGTGGAGATTTGCCTATGGGTATCCTGCCGACTGTCTTAAGGTTAGAAGGATCTTAAGCTATCGCAGGACAGATACCAGAGAGTCCAGAGTTCCTTTTAAAGTGGTTTCGAATCCCAATGATCCATCCAGCAATTTGATTTATACCGACTGGGGCGTTAATTGTGGTCAATCGTTTGGGTCTGGTCCTTCGCCATCGAATCTTCCTGGACCATGGTTTGCGGCTGAAATTGAATACACGTTTCAAAATCCAAACTCAAGCTCTTACACGGTTGATTTTATCATGTCTGCGGCATTAAGGCTTGCTTCGAATATCGCACCAATCATTACTGCGGGTGATCCATTTAATCTGACTCAGAAAATGATGGGTCTGTATCAAATGGAACTCGCAAAAGCCCAAGACAACTCTGCCCAAGAAGAACAGGTTGACCGCGAACCAGAGGCAGAATGGATTAGAGCTAGAATGACAACCGGACGGTGGGGGCGAGACGGTGGCTGGGGTGGTGGTTGGGATGGTGACTGGTGAGTTCAGTAGCCCAAAGATCATTCGTAGGTGGCGAGTTATCGCCAAAGCTCTATGCTCGCTGTGATGAGAGTAAATACACTGAAGGTCTAAGGACGCTTAGGAATTTTCTCATTATGAAGAGCGGTGGCGCTGCCAATCGTCCCGGAACGAATTACCTGGGCGAAGTCATGAACTCTGCCGACACGGTGAGATTATTTCCATTTGAAGTATCAGAAACCGTAAATTACGTTCTTGAGGCTGGTCAGAATTATTTTAGAGTGATTTATCAAGATCAATACGTTACTGATTTGTCTGAAACGATCACGAATATTCAATCGGTTGGTGGTGAGACCATCGTGACGGTTACTTCAAATGTGTACATTGCCGAACAAGTTTACTTGACTGGAATCGGTGGAATGTGGCAGTTGAATAACAGGACGTTTGAAACCTATGGCGAAACTGGTACGAGTTTTAAAATTAAAGACCTATCTGGCAATAACATTAACTCGAGCACGTTTTCTGCTTATACGAGCGGTGGCAAGGCACTTGAGATTTATGAAATCGGAACGCCTTATGCCTATACAGACCTACCGCTTGTAAAATTCGCTCAATCCATCGACGTGATGGAATTTGCACACAGTGACTATATAGCTCAGCAGTTAAATTTTGTAAGTAATACCGATTGGACAATGGCACCGACCGTAATTGGAGTGAACACTTTCTATCCGTCAATTTTTGAAATCGCTGGCCCATCAAGTACGCCGCAAAATTCATACGTTGTAAGTGCGATCAATGAAGTCAGTTACGAGGAGTCGTTGCCATCGGTTGCACTTACTGCGCCTGGTACTGCTACCGGGACGAATCCAAATACCATTTATTTTGAAGGCCAATTGACCAATATTTTATACAATGTTTATAAAACAATGGATGCCGCTGGAAGTAATTCTTACGGTTTCATTGGATCTACTACGGGCACTCCATCGGGGGCTTTTTTTAATTTAACGGCAATCGAAAGTGTAACAGCGGGAGCAATTTACTCAACGGGAGGAGAAAATTATACCGTTGTGAACACTACGACAGCAAGCTCAACGCTATGGGTATCTGGAACAACAATCCCTCCGGCAAGTGGCACATTAACAAAAGTTAGTGGAACAGGACCAAGTTCGATAGGGTACACGTCATTTGGACCAACGTATTCTTTTGTCGATACTGGTGCCGATCCTGACCAAGCACAGCCTCCTCAAACTTTCAGAAATCCATTCATTACATCAATCGGCGGTAATCCCGGTTGTGTGGCCTATGTTCAACAGCGGCTTACTTATGGGAATTTAGTTAATTTTCCTGAGCGAGTAGAGATGAGTCAGACGGGAAAATATTTGAATTTTAATGTCTCCATTCCTTCGATTGCGTCTGATGGCGTTGAATTCGATATGGTTGGTTCTCAGATTAATCCGATCAAGCACATATTGGATCTTGGCGGAATGATTATCCTTACCGAAAAAGGTGAATGGGCCGTGAATAGTCAAAGTCAGGGTGCCATCACACCATCAAATATTTACCTTCAACAACAAACGGCTTATGGTTGCACTGATTTAAAACCAATCGTGATTGGTCAGACAGCGCTCTATGTTCAAGCTCGCGGAAACATCGTTCGAGATCTAGCGTTCATGTGGCAGACGCAGGGTTACATTGGGAATGATTTGACAATTTTCTCAAGTCATTTGTTTGAAAATCACACGATTGTTGATTGGTGTTATCAGCAAATTCCAAACTCAATTGTCTGGGCAGTTCGAGAAGACGGTATTTTGCTTGGGCTTACCTACGTTAAAGAACAGCAAATATGGGGCTGGCACAGACACGATTTCCAGAACACCTATCAGGCTGGTTTCGTAGAGAATGTGGTTTCAATTCCTGATCCTTTTATCAATGAGGATTCTGTTTACATGGTTATTCGCCGTGTGATCAATGGAGTAACCAAGCGCTACGTTGAAAAACTTGATACTAGAACTCAGACTGAAATTCAAAATTTCGTTGGAGTTGATTCTAACATTTCTTATAATGGCTGGAACACAACTCCTGCCGATATCGGTGGTCCAACAATTACGCTTACGACGACAACGGGTGGATGGACTTCAGAAGACTTGCTTGATGCGACCGGATCCGTTCCATTATTTAATGCGGGAATGGTGGGCCAGGGGCTTCAGTTTCAAGATCCTGGAACGGGCGAGGTTTATCAGTTCAACATTACGGCTTATGTGAGCACTACGGTAGTGCAAGGATTTCCATCCGGTCCAAACTATCCAGTTGACATGCAAGACGTTGCTCTCTGGCAGTGGGCTACTTCAATCAGTATTTTACAGGGACTCTGGCATTTAGAAGGACAAACGGTTTCGGTTTTTGGAGATGGGTATGTTATTGCCAGTCCAAATAATGATGAATTTGAAACTCAGCTTACAGTGACAAATGGTTACATAACCCTTCCGCGTCCTTATGGAATTATTCAAGTTGGTCTACCGTACATTTCCGATCTAGAAACGCTTGATATTGATTCTCCTAGTGACTCTGCGATCAGACTTTACTCGAAACGGATTAATCAGGTCGCCGTGAACTTGAATCAGTCACGAGGATTTTTCGCAGGAATCGGTCAGCTCGCTTCCGCAAACGATCCACTTATTGATTTATCAAATGAAGATCCATTGTGCAATCTGATGGAATACAAAGTTAGAAATGAAGAGAATTATGAACAGCCGGTTAGTCTCCATGATGACGTTGTAAAAGTGAACATCATGACGACAGACAATAGAAATGGTCGTGTTTTCGTTCGTGGAGTAGATCCTATTCCTTTGGCTATTTTATCGATCATTCCATCAGGCGACATTCCGATGGGTGGAGGGAGCAAGAAATGAGTGCTTTTGATTACAACGCGCCTATAAGTGGAAATTCATGGGGAGTTGATCCGTCTCTCGGAGTTGGAACGAATCCCTATGGAGCTGACATTTCTAATCCAGTTCTTAGCATCCCTCAACCCGGTGGTGGTGGAATAAGTCCCAATGGAATCGCCGCAGGCGGAATGGCTCTAAACGCGTTCAGTTCTATTGCATCTTCTATCTTTCAGTCAAATGCACTTCAAATGCAGGCGAAGTATGCATCTCAGCAGTTAAACTTCAAAGCACAGATTGCTCAGGTTCAAGCCCAGGGTGCGCTAGATGAAGGAGAACATCAAGCCGAACAAATCGAGCGATCAGGTCAGCAACAAGTTGGTGCCGAGCGAACAAGCGAAGCAGCGGGCGGCGTAAACGTAAACGCTGGTTCTGCCGCCGCAACTCAAAGTTCAACTCAGGCTATGACCGCCCTCGATGCTCTTACGGCTCGTAATAATGCTGCAAGACAGGCATGGGGCTATGAAGTTAGCGCTACCCAAGAACAAGGCGAAGCGCAAATTGGCGAAATCGCAGCTCAAGGCCAATCTACGTCTACTCTTCTCACTGGCGGTCTAAATGCGGCTGCATATGGCTCAAAAGCCGGGTACTACGGAATGGGAGGAGCCTTCAGTGCCTAATCAAGAGTTCAATACACAACTTCAGGAAACTAACTTTCCAACTCCGAATGTAAATACGCAAGCTCCGCTCGAGGCTTTTGGCGGTGGAAGCGTTCAGACTGGTCCAGAGGCTGCAATCGCAAATCTTGGAAATACAGTTGAGGGACTTGCTAAACAATCTTTCAATACGGCGACACTTGCTGCGAACATGCAGAATAAGAACGAGGTTGACACGTTCAAGTCGAACGGTCTGTATGGTTACACAGATCCAACCACAGGTCAGCACGTTCCTGGTGCTCTTGAAAAGATTCAGGGATCTGGACAAAATGCACACGCTGTTTTTGATCAGTATCAGCAGTCATATAATGACTGGGTTTCTGATAAAATGTCGAACTTGCCCACACCTCAGCAGAAACAATTTTTTGCAAATGCTGCGTCTGATTCTTGGGATGTTCAAAACAAGGTTCTTCAAACTCATATCAGCGCAGAGCAGACTCGTTTTCAGCAAGCTACTTACGACACTTCACTTGAAAATTCAGTGAACAGTGGGGTTCAACAATACAGCGATTCTGATGCTGTAAACGCGGCAAAAGAAGAAATCATAAAAACCGCTCAGGCCTACGGATTTACTCATGGTCAAAGCACTGATGAAATAAATGCAGCTCAAGGAAACGCCTTAAGTAAAATGTATTCAGGGGTGGTTGAGAAATATTTTGCTAATGGTCAAGCCGATCAAGGAAAAGATTATTACGAGTCTATTAAAAATCAAATCACCGATTCAAAAACTTCTATCGCAATGGATAAGCTTGTTCAAGAAGGAGTTTTGCAGCAAACCGCTCAAACTACGGCTCAAGGAATTGTAGCGAATCATTCGGATATGAGTTCTGCGGAATCTGAGATCGAAGGAATCAAAGATCAAAAATTACAGGATCAAACGCGTGAACGAGTTAAGACCCTCATGTCTATCAAGGATAAACAAACCCAAACGCAGCGCGATCAAACCGCAATGCAAGCTATAGATATTGTCACAAAAACAGGAAATTTTGACCAAGTTCCGTTGTCAATTCAGCAACAACTTGATCCAGCGACTTCAGATGCCATTAAGAAACTCGCAAATAATACGAATGGCGCTCAACCGATTCAGACCAACGATAAGATTTTGCAGCAATATTCAAGCATGCCTCCTGCTCAACTTGGACAAGTTTCTCAGGCAGAAATGGCACTTAAAGTTCGTCCAAACTTAAGCGATTATGATTATCAAAAAGTTCAAGCTCAGTGGATTCAAGCTCGAGAAGGTATTGGCGGAAATCAGGCAGCGCTTGCAAAAGCAAATCAGTTATTTGGGATTGACGGTATAGCGCTTCAGTCTTTCACGAATACTCGAATAAATGGCGCACAACCTGGTCAGAAATATAATAATTTTGATGCTCCAGTAAGACAAGCTTACGATGATTACAAGAGTGCGGTTCAAACTGAGATCGACACTCAACAACAACTCCAAGGTCGCCCACTCAAGCCGGATGAAGTTCAAGCAATTTCAAATAAAATTGCGACACAAAAGGTATTTACTTCGACTCCTGGAATGTTCGGAAATTCAGAGCAAGACAAACTGTTGTTTCAAGTTCCACCCGATCAGCGCGGAAACATCAGAGTTCGCGTTCAGAATATTCCACAAAATCAAACTCAACAACTGTATCAAATGGGCGTTCAGGCCGGAGGTATTCCAGTCAATACTCCGCTTGATGTGGCAACTTCTAAATATAAAAATAATTTCGAGAAGGCCTATGGTGCTTATATCCGTGGTGCAAATGCTCAACAAGTTAGAGCCATCATGGGAGGCCAGTAATGGCAGATGAATTTTCAGTTCAGAAAATGGACGTAGCGCCAACGACTCCACCTCAAAACGCTGGTCCCGCTCCGGCGAGTTCTGGAATAGAAAATTCCGTAACTCCTGCACCAGTCGCTCCAGCTCCTGCACCGACTCCTCAGCCAGTTCAAACTAGGGTTCTTTCGACTGCGCCTCAAGCTCCAAATCCATACCCAATTGGTGCGTTTGATTTGTCTGCGGAGGGAACAGAGGCTCAAACCGTTGCGAAAGTTCAAGCTGCATCGACCGACGGATCAACTCCAGATCAGGCTGCTAAAGTTTTAAATTTATCCATGAAAACTGGGATTGCTCCAGAATTCATTAAGACAGATCCAGATGGTTTCGAGAAGCAAATGAACCAGGCTAATTTCTCGCCAGAGCAATTCGTTCAATCAAATCCGAAGCTCGCCGCATGGGTTGCGCAAAATCCTTTGCATTATCCGCTCATTAAAAACGATTTGCCGAATCTCAAAAGCATGTCCGATCAGCTTCAGGAATACGGAATGCTAAAAGACGCTTATGACGCACTTGGTTCCGGCGTGAATCAGCTTTTCGCGAATACCGCTCGGATTCCAAATTTCGCTTACAATATGGCCGCGTGGCCTCAGAATTATCTAGCGAGTAAATATCCTGATCAATTCGGTAACTTGGCGGCAAGTGCTCCAACGAGCAACATGGTCGCCGACTTCTTTGATCGGCAGGCTAAGACCTTCACTGACGAAAATTCAGACTTAAATGATTCGGTAAGTTCAGAGATCACAAAGGGTAATTACTCGAGAGCCGGACGTGTGGCATTCGCCAAACTCGTTCAGAGCGCTCCACAGCTCGCAGAATTGATGGTGGGGGGTGCCCAGGCGCATGGGCTGAAGCTTTTGCTCATGGGCAGTCAGCAGGCCGCTGAATCGGCAAACAGGCCTGAAAACCAAGCGGCGGGGCCGGTGACAGGTACTCTCGATGCAGTCACTCAGGGCGCGGTCGCAATGGGCGCGGGTGAGGTCGGAACTTTTGGACCAATGGCGAAATGGGGTGAAACCCTGGTTCAGAATTACGGCAAAGCCACGGCGGCGACGGTGATGAAATCGTTTACTAATGCACTCACCTATTCATTTACTAGGGACGCGGGTTCGATGGCCGCGATGAGCGTGGCAAACGATTTAACCGACTACGCGACCGGGGTGAACAAAAACGCACTCGAAGGAACTTTCGGACGTGCAATTGAAAGTGGCATTATCGGAGGCGCGACTGGTGCTCTCATGGTCTCGCCTTCTGCTGTACTGTCCGCGCATTCAAGCGTGCATGATATTCGTCAAGCACAGCTTCAAAAGGATTTTTACACGTCCTTGGGTGACACAGCAGAAGCGTCTCAAGTTAAAAAAACACTGCCTCTTAAGTTTCAGGAGATCGTCGATGCGCTGACCAAAAACGGACCCGTTGAGCACGTCTATGTTGATCCAAACGCGATGACTCAGCTTTACCAGTCAAAAGGACCGGATGAGCTTCCAAAGGTTTTATCGGATCTCAATATCGGCAAAGAATTCGATCAGGCAAAAGATTCTGGGGGAATGGTAAAAATTCCACTCTCTGATTGGACGACAAAAATCGACCCTCAAGATTATAAGGCGATGGCCGATCATGTGACCTTTGATCCAGGTCAGCCAACCGTCGCTGAGGCTACTAAAGCGAATGACATTGCTAGAGAAAACGAACACCACGTCGCAAATAACGGTGGTTCATTCAATGATCTCGGTCGCGGCGTCATTGAGCAGGTTAGCCAAAAACTTCAGGCGACCGGAATGGATAAAGCGACTGCGGATAAAAACGCTTCGATTTATAATTTCTTCAATGTGATGGCGCAGTCTGAAGGTACAACTCCAGAAGAGCTTTTTAGTCGGTACAATCTCGATATCACTCGTTCACTTCCTGATCAGCTAAAATCTAAAAACATTGATGAGTTTGATCCGATCCTGAATAAGCTTCGTGAGGGAAAAATCCCAAGCGAGCGTGAGGCCTATGGCCAGTCGTTGATTGATTTCATGAAAGGAAAAGGCGGCGTAAATACTGCTGGACCTGGGTCCGACGTTCAGGCGATGGACATAAAAGGTCTTACAAGAAAAATGGGAATGGATCTTGATCGTGCAGCCGAGCAAGCGCACGAAGCTGGATATCTGAAGGAACATTCAATCCCAGAATTGCTTCAGCGCGTGGCAGCCGAATCTCAAGGTCAGAAACAGTATGCTGAAGGAAATCGCCATCCTGAAAAAGCCGACACTCGAGAACAGATGCTTGAAATGGATAAGTATCTTAGGAGTCAAGGAATTGACATCCAAAACGCAGATAATGAATCCATCAAAAAAGCGCTCGAAACGAACAGGGATTCGCCGAAGCAGGCGAAGGATTTTTTTGATTTTTTGCAGTCGAATGGTCTTGAAAAAAAGAGTGGTCCAGTTTTCCGTGGAAAGCTTCTAGGGGTAGCGCATCTTTCACATGGAATAACAGATCACTTTATAAATCCTGAACACGTCAGTAATGAGATTCGTTATGATGGCGGTGAGGGCGTCTTTGGAAAACACACCTATTTCGATGAAAGTGGGAACTGGGTTGCCGGTGATGGAGGATACCGTGGGCAGATCGCCGGAGACAAAGTTCACTCGGCAGATCTCAACTTTAAAAAAGCGCTTCTTATCACACCCGAAACCATAAAAAGCCTTCCGCGAGAAATCCTTAAAATGAATGGCGATGAGGCCGTTGAATGGCTTAAGAAAAACGGTTACGATGGTTTAATAATTCGTGGAATGGACGATTTTGGTCAGCCAATTTCAGATGCAGCTCATGCTGCTACCCTTGAAAAGCACGGCATAGGATGGATGAATAGTAGACCTGGTGAGACTGAAGAGCAAGCCAGACAAAGAAGAATAGATACACACGCAGAAACCGCTAAATTCATTTCTGATCGAACTGGCGGTCTAGAAAATCTTTCACAATGGCAAGACCAGGTAGTAAGTTTTTACCCACACGAAAACGCTGAAAATGTAAAGTATATCGGCTCTAAAGATGCTGTTTCCACGAAAGATATTGCAGCCCAAGAAAAACGCGATAGATATCAATACTATCAAAATGGCGATCACGATCCAATGGGCGGCATCACCTTCCACCCCGACAAAACCACAATTTCACTTTTAAAAGACGCAAACCTTTCGACGTTCTTACATGAGACTGGTCACTTTTTTACTAAGGTTTTAAATGATCTTGCAAGTCGTCCTGACGCTTCAGAACGCACGAAAGAAATCAACCGAGCGCTTTACGATTTTGCCGGTGCAGAACATGGATCGGAGCTAACTCGAGAACAGCACGAAAAAATCGCCGAAGGTTTTGAGAAATACCTAATGGAAGGGAAAGCCCCGTCATCTGCGCTCAGAGAAGCTTTTGCCGCATTCAAAGCTTGGATGATTCACGCTTATAAAACACTGATGGCGCATCCTGATGTCACGCTCACCCCTGAAGTCAGAAACGCTTTTGACCGCATGATCGCGACTGACGATGAGATCGCAGATGCAAGGAATTCAGTCGGATTAAATCCATTATTTTCTGATCCTCACAAGTTCATGACTCCAGAGGATGCGGCAAAATACGCAAAAACAGTTCAAGAAGCTCGAGCTGCTGCTGAAGACAATTTGACCGCTAAAAATATGAAGGCAGTCGAACGTGAACGCTCGAAACAGTATAAAATTGAGCGCGAATCAGTCGAACGTGAAATCACTGCTGAAGTTGAAGCGCGTCCAGAATACCGAGCACTTGATGCGATTAAATCTGGTGAACTTCCAAACGGTCAAAAGGTCGATCTTCAACTCGATCGAAAAACGATCGTTGCGGATTATGGAAAAGACATCGCAAAAGAAATGCCGCGTGGGACTTTGACCAAAGACGGCCTTCACTACGAACAGGCCGCTGAATTGTTAGGGTTTAATTCGGGCCACGAATTGGTGATGGCGCTTGCAAATGCTCAGCCTAAAGACGATCTGATACGCCAGGAAACAGACAACGAAATGAGGCAGCGTTACGCTTACGAGGATCCGACCGTTAATGGTCAGATGCAAGAAGAAGCGATGAAGTCCATCCACAACGCGAAAGAATCGTCTCGTTTGGCTTTCGAGTTGAAATGGATCATGGAAAATAAGCTAGGTGATTACAAGGAGCTGATGCGCAGGATCGGAAAACGCGTAATTACCGCTGAATCTTTCCAAAAGCAAGCCGACACGATCACTGCGACTTTATCTACTCGAGACTTAAAACCTTATCTGTATCAGCGCGCTGAAACCAAGGCCGCAAACGAAGCGATGAATCAGGCGCTCAAGGGCGCGTGGGATAAAGCGTTTGAAGCGAAGTATCAGGAGTTTCTGAATCACGAGCTTTATAAAGCTGTTTCTGAATCTCAAGCTGACGTTCAAAAATCAGTCGATGGATTCAAGGACTTCAATAAAAAAGATGACGTGCTATCGAAAACCCGCGACATGAATTTGATCAATGCCGGTCGTGTGATTCTTGATCAGCTTGGAATTGGATCAGTTGAGCGCGGTGAAAAGGCGCAGGATTATTTAGAGAAGCTTAAAAAATACGGCGATGTCGATCAGTACAATGAATCGGTCGCTCAGGTCCAGTCGCTCGGGCAATTAAAAGCCTATGGCGATATGCCGTATGGTCAATTCCAAGCGGTTCGTGAGCAGCTTGATGCGCTTTGGGATCTGGCAAAAATGAATCGTGAGCTTGATCTCCAAAACGAAAGAGTTGATTTAAACCAAGCTCAAGAAGAAACCCGAAATCAACTTGCAGACGTGAAACCAGGAAATTTCCGCAAGTATCGCGGAGAAGGTGGAAAAACCACAAAACTCGAGGATCTCACTACGGGTGCTCTCTCGATCGGCAGCATGCTTGTTAGGGTTGAGCACTTCGTCGATGCGCTTTCAAATGGCGATATAAATAGTCCACTTTATAAATATCTTTGGCTTCCGATCAAAGAAGCGTCATCTAAATTCAGACTTGCGAACGACGCTGCTCAGGATCGAATTAGTGACATGAATGAGAAGATTTTTAAAAAACTAAGTTATGAGCGAATCGAAGCTCCAGAACTTGGTCAGACTGCTGAAGGTGAAAACATATTTTTCCCAGATCAGGCGCATCTCATGATGGCTATTGCTCACTCAGGAAATGAAAGTAATCTCAAGAAACTCCTCATTGGTCGCGGCTGGGGTTCTATGGATGAGGAAGGAAATCTTGATCGCAGTCAATGGGACGAATTCCTAAAACGCGCAATGACCGACGGTAGCGTAACCAAAGATATGATGGATTGGGTCCAAGGGATGTGGGACTTGAACGAGTCTCTCCTTCCAGATGCACAGAAAGCCCATTACAAACGCTATGGACGATATTTTGATACCGTTGAGCATACTCCTGTTCAAACTCCTTTTGGCGATTACAAAGGGGGTTATATTCCCGCAGCCGCTGATCGTGATCTAACAAAAACTGGATACACCGATCAAGTAATTCGTCAAGGTAAAGCGATACTAGAGTCTGATTCTGGATACTCATTACTACCGGGTTCTAGCAATGGATTCACTAAAAAGCGAGTCGATAATTACAATGTGCCATTGAGCCTTGATCCGGGTCTGATTGGTTCACACGTCCGAGAAGTTTTAAAATTCACGCACATGGATCCGACGATTTATCAAGTGGGCCGTTTGATCCTCGATCGCGGCGTTTCAAAGGGTTTTGACTCGATTCTGCCTGAAGCGACAAAAAAAGTTTTGATTCCGTTTCTCGATCGCGCAAAACAGCAAACGACTGGAAAGCCAGGATCGAATCGCTATCTTGATCAGGCCATGAATTACTTGCGGACGAACAACTCTGCGATGGTCTTCTTTTTGAACGCTCGAAACACCCTGATGATGTTTCATGGAATTCCAATGGCGATGTCTAAAGAAATTCCAGCGTCTTACACTGCTCGAGGATTCTTGAGTTACATGCAGGACGCAAAAGGCACACAGGAAATGATCAGCGAAAAGTCACCTTGGATGAGTTCAAGGTTTAATGATCGCTCGACAACAATGCGTAAAACGCTTTACGATATTGCAAATGGAACCGGAACGGCAAGCGACATAAAAAAATATATCGTGGCAAACTCGTTTTTTACTCAGCACGCAGTTCAAAATGTGGTCGATGTTGGCATGTGGAAAGCGTCCTATGATCACGCGATTTCCCAGGGTCACGCGGAGGATCAGGCAATTGCAAAGGCTGATGCGGTAATTTCTCAAACTCAGCACAATATGGAACCGATTTCGATCAGTAGCGCCGAACACACGACGCCTCTCGTGAAATCGCTTCTCGGGTTTTACTCATTCCAAAACCTGAAACTGAATCTTCAGGCTGGTGAGTATTACAAGGCTTTAAAATTTCAAGGCATAAAACAGGCCGCTTTTCGTGCGCTTCCTATTTTCGCGTACACAAGCGCAATTCCTGCAATGATGATGACGACTGCTGCAATAGCGCTTTCGGGCAAGGCTTGGGATGAGTCTGGCGATGGAGCTTGGCAGGCGTTCGCTTCCAAAGTCGGTCAAAACATCGGTCGCGATACACTTGCTGAAATTCCGATCGTGGGTTCAATGGTCGATTCCATGCTTCACGAAAAACGCAAGGGTGAGGCCGACAGGTTAAACTCTCCTGCTCTCGATGCACTCTATGCCGGGATTCATGCTCCAGGTGAAATTAAGAACGCCATTCACTCTGGAAAGTGGGACGATAAATCCATCAAGGATAGTTTAACTCTCATGAGTTTAATTTCCGGTGTTCCGGTGACTCCTCTCGCGAAACCTGTCTCATATTTAAACCAAGTTAATTCGGGTAACGCTCACCCGACTGGTCCGATTGATTTTACTCGTGGACTTATCACGGGTCAGAAGGGAAGATAAAACTATGTCCATATCGTCCACGACATGCCGAAGTTTATTCGTTGGAAATGGTGCGGTTTCAGTTTACGATTACAATTTCAAACTCTTTCAGGCCGCCGACCTTTATGTTTTCATCCAAGACACCGAGGATAATCAGTATGGTCCGCTTGTATTAAATACAGACTATTCAATAACTGGCGTTGGTTTTAGAAACGGTGGTTCAATTAGCCTGATAAACGCGTCTCAAGCATGGTTAACTTCTGGCGGAAATCTTATCACCGGATGGTCGATTCTTCTTATCCGATTGCCTGCGCTCACACAACTAACGGACATTAAAAATCAGGGCGCTTATTTTCCGGAGCTTCACGAGAATGAGTTCGATACGCTTGTTATGCAGATTCAGGAGTTGAATGATCAAATCGCGAGATCCGCGATGTTTCCACTTTTTATAACTCCAAATATTTTTAATCCTCAATTTCCAGCCGTTCTTCCGATTCCTGGACAAACGCTGATTGCTAACACGAGCGCTGACGGTTTTGTTTGGGGTCCGGTGGTTGGGTCTATTTCCGCATCTCTTATTTATGATGCAATTGTCGGCGCAGAAAATGGATGCAACTATACCACCCTTGCGGCAGCGCTCGCAGTGGCACAGCCAAATTGGAGAATTTTAGTTAAAGACTCTCTGACCATGAACAGCGGGTCTGGTTTTGTTGTAACTATCGGTGGAATCTTAATTGAATTCGCACCAAATGTGACTTACTCCCAGGGGTCTTTGTCTGGTCCAGCATTTACGATTGAAGCATCAGGGGTAAGAATTAAGGGTGGAAGATTCAGCGGTTTCACTACCGCATTTCAAGTGAACAATTCTTATAATTTCAACTTTATTACTGAATGTAGATTTGCTGCCTGCACAACTCAAATTAGTGATTTGAACAGTGCGCCTAATAACATTTACTTTAATAATATTACGGAGTCATAGATGAAAAATAAAATTAAAAAATACATTGCGTTAATTGGTGGTCTTGTGGGTGTTGGGGCGATGGCCGTTGCTATGGCTGCGCAGTCGCCCGCAGTCATCCCCAACAACGACTTATCTCTTGGTTTGACTGGAAATACCAACAAGGTACTCGAGTTTAATCTTACCGCTCCAGGGGCATCGACAAATCCAAAATTAAGATATAACAGTTCAAATAATTCGATTGAATATTCCAATAATGGAACTACTTTTAATCAAATTGGAACTGTCAATCCACTGCCAACTCCTACTCAAACTACTCTGGGTGGCGTACTGGCAGCGACTCCTACGCCTGGCGAATATGTGATCGGTATTGCCGGGACTGGTGCTCCGATTTTTGGCCCAGTGACAGGAATAGGTACGGTGACATCGGTCGGAATGACGGTGCCTTCCTTCTTGTCCGTGAGCGGTTCGCCAATTACCACAAGCGGAAGTTTTGGACTTACTCTCTCAGGAACGGCGCTAGGGGTTGCCAATGGTGGAACTGGAGATACTACGCTCGCATCAGGAAAGCCTTTGATCGGAAATGGAACTAGTCCGATTACAAATGGGACTTTTGCAGGTAATACGACCGAGATCGCGACCGTAAGCGGTGCGCTTACTTCCGGTCACTGCGTTGATATCGATTCAAATGGGAATTTGGTAGACGCTGGTGCCGCGTGTAACGCCGGAAGTACGGGCGTCACTTCAGTTGGTCTAGCAGTTCCATCGTGGCTAAGCGTTGCAGGCTCTCCAGTAACGTCCAGTGGTACGATGACAATCAGTTCTACGACCGTCACAGAGAACAAATTTTTGGCTTCTCCAAACGGCGCAAGTGGTGTTTTAAGCCCACGAGCGATAGTTGGTGCAGATTTACCCAATCCAACGTCAACGACTTTAGGAGGTGTTTTATCTGCGACTCCGACGCCAGGACAGTTCATGGTCGGGATATCATCGGTTGGGGTGCCTTTATTTGCGACGGGTGGCGGTCTTGGGACTGTCACTTCGGTTGGAATGACTGTTCCAGCATTTCTATCGGTATCTGGGTCGCCAATAACGTCTAGTGGGACTTTGGCCGTGTCTCTTTCGGGATCTGCACTTCCAGATTCAAGTGGTGGAACTGGAATTGATAGTTCAAGCAGTACGGGCATTGCACATGTCTCTTCTGGAACTTGGAGTTTTTCGCCAGTAAATTTATCGAACTCAGACGTGACTGGAAACTTGCCAGTTGCTAATTTAAACTCTGCCACAAACGCATCTAGCGCAACATTTTGGCGTGGTGATGCGACTTGGAGTAATACTCTAACGGATTCTATTACGGTTTATTCAGATACTGGAACCAATTTAAATCAAGTATGGATTGGTCCTGGTTCGAGTGGTTATCAAGCTTGGGACTGGTTCGTAACAGCGTCTTCAATGATTCTTGAAAATCCTGCTGTTGGCGGTTTCAGGGAAGTTCACGATAACGTCGGGGTAGTATCGTTTAATGGAAACACAAGTGATGTTGCGGCTCTTGAGGTTTACGGAATATCAAATAAAGCTGCTCTCATGGTCGCAAATAATGCTACAACTCCGGGAGATTTATTTGATGGCTGGAATTCTGCCCTAAGCACAAAATTGTTTTCGGTCAATAATGCCGGAGCAGTAACAAATGGCGCATGGAATGGCAGTACTGTGGGCGTTCCATATGGTGGAACGGGCGCGACAACGCTTTCTAGTGGGGCACCTCTCTTTGGTGCTGGAACTTCTGCAATCACGACCGGAACGCTTTCGGGAAATACCACTGAACTCGCAACATCAACGGGAACTCTGACCACTGGACACGGAGTTAAAATTGATGCAAACGGAAACTTCATAGATGCAGGTTCGGCTTATGGTACGGGGTCCGTAACTTCAGTTGCGCTAACTGCTCCTGCATGGTTAACCGTTGGTGGAACTCCGATCACCACAAGCGGAACTTTGGCGATTACCGGAACAAGTGAGAGTGCAAATTTATTTTTGGCTTCTCCCAATGGCTCTAGTGGTGCAATGACTCCGAGAGCGATCGTAGGCGCTGATCTTCCCAATCCTACTACTACGACTCTAGGTGGCGTGCTCGCCGCAACTCCGACTCCTGGTCAATTCGTAACCGGCATTTCAACGAGCGGTGTAGTGCAGTTTGGAACGGGGTTGGGTACTGTGACAAGTGTATCGCTTACAGTACCGTCATGGCTTACGGTTGGGGGATCTCCAATCACTACGAGCGGAACGCTTGCGGTCACAGGAACCAGTGAGAGTGCAAATCTTTTTCTAGCGTCCCCAAATGGATCAAGCGGGGCAGTTACTCCGCGCGCGATTGTGGGTGCAGATTTACCAAACCCTTCCACTTCTACACTTGGCGGTGTGCTCGCCGCCACGCCGACCCCGGGATATTATGTGGGTGGGATTTCAACGAGTGGTGTAACTACATTACAGGCATTTACAGCGCCAACCCTAAGCATAGCCACAGCTACCGGAACGGGTACAGGCGGATTTGGATCTTCTCAAACCGGGGTCCTCATTACACTTACCACTACAACCATTACAGCTACAGCGGGTGCGGTTTATACGAACAATAGTAATAGCTACACCTTACTCAATACCGTCTCCACTGCTACGGTGGGACTATTCTTTTCTGGAAGCGGAACAACATCCGGTACCACATTTACCAAATCTAGCGGTACTGGCCCTTCCACCATAGTGGCGAATTCTGCATCAAATATTCAAACTTTAGCGACCTACACGACGCCAACAAGCCCACGAACTCCACTTTATTTAAAAGCAAAACAAGTAGGCGCCGGGGGCGGTGGGGCCGGTTCTGGTAGTACCACAACTGGGGGCATTGGGGGCACTGGGGGCGCTACCACTTTTGGTACAGATCTGCTTTACTGTGGTGGTGGCACTGGGGGGTATACATACGCTGCGGGTGGTCCAGGTTTGGGTGGTTCGGGTGGGATCGGCAACACAGCAACATATCTTGTGTCTATTCCTGGCAGTGGGGGACAAGCAAGTAATGGGGTTGCATTGGCAAACGTGGGGGGTGGTGGTGGAGCAACTCCATTTGGTGGAGCGGCAGGAGCAACAACAGGGGGAGCTGCTAACTATGGACAACCTAACTCGGGGTCAGGTGGTTCGGGTGGGCCGGGTAGTGCTACAGCCCTATCGGGAGGATGTGGGGGCGGCGCGGGCGGTTATGAAGAAGCTAATATTTATTCTCCTTCGGCCACTTATTACTATTCGGTAGGTACGGCAGGAACGGCAGGGTCCGCAGGGTCTGGTTCTGGGGCCACACCGGGTGGGCAAGGTGGGTCTGGGTATATAGTTGTGGAAGAGCATTATCAGTAAGGAATCAATATGGTAAGATCCGATGGCGAGAGACTTGCTACTTTAGAAAGCGATTCAAAATGGATAAAAATCCAAATGATCGAACTTCGTAAAGATGTGAGAATTCTTATCCACGCTAAGGATAAAAATTCAGGAGCGCGTGCAGTTTATGGAGCGCTTGCAGGAATCGCCGGGGGTTTAATCGCTATTGTCGTTCAACTTTTTACGAAAGGATATCTTCCATGAACCCGTTTGTACAAAGAAAAATGTGGATTGCCGACGGTGCATTTGGTGAAATGAGTGACGATAAAGGGTCATTTGTTTGTTGTACAATGGAGCGTTTGTTTGATGGTAAAACCGTTATCCCCGCCGGAACATGGGATTTTTATCGTTACTGTTCGCCACATTTTGGTTATGAAGTTTTTAGGTGCGATACTATTCCCGGACATGAGGCAATCGAGTTACACATCGCAAACTTTGTGGAACAATTAGAAGGGTGTGTAGGACTAGGCGAACAAATCGGCCCACGCTTTGCAAAGCCTGGGAGGATGCTAATGAAGAGCTTAGATGCTTTTAAAAAGTTTATGGCGCTTCAAGTAGGAGTGGACAAAATCCGAGTGACCTTTCATGATTAAATAAAACAAGGAGAAATAAAATATGAACCCGATTCAAGAAAAATATCCGGCCCTTTTCGCATTCATCGGTCTTTTAAGTGCGGTAGCAAAAGACTTTGGAGCGAGTGGAACGCTTCTTCAACGCTTAGTCAGTCTAGATAACACGATTCCTCAAGTGACATCCTTTGTGCCGCTTGCAGGACAACTCGGTGCTGAAATTGCAGCGATTGAAAAAGTTCCAGCCGACCTGGTAGAGGCGGCAGAAATTTTTGTCACCGACTTAAGTTTCTCAA